TGTTTTTTTATTATTTTATTTTCAGACATTTTTGAATACCTATTCTAAAAGTGATTTCGCTAAGGAATTTTGATCCAAACCATTAAACCACATCTCCGCTGTCACCCTAAAACGGGTCGCTGACGTAAGTCGGTCTATTTTACAGGATGCGAAATCACAGTTTTTTGACACAATTTTCAAGTCAAAGGGAGTCATCCAATCAGTATATTGCCTACCAAAGCGCAACCGATCAACAGATCCAAACAGTTGCTGCATCCGCTAGCAGTACTACAGCAACTTTTGGGACACCTTTTCAAACTCCAATCAACAAGCATTGTTTTGTCGAAACAATGGTCCAAAAGGACATACTTTCCTATATAATCAACACAACTAAGGTATAAATGTTGTGTTGATGTTTCATAAGTGAAACTAACATGCGTAAGTGTCACGCGCACCAGCAACAATTCTGTTGCTAAATAGTTTAACCGTCATTGCGGACATCACCAGTGACAAATCACGTCACACATAGTTTAAACGTCATTTCGGACTAGAGACACAACTCACCCATACCCCAACGTCAACCAGCGTGGGCCCGCCGTGTCTCTATCACACAATATGTCCAATACACTACAATCCATATCATCTCCAATTTTCCAATTCAATACTGCTTCTTCAAAGTAATACTGAAGTGTGTCATCCCAACCATACCTATCACTCAACACATCACAATTCTGTGAAGTTCGAGCTTTATAATTCATTTTCCATGAATCGTGGGATGTTTTAACAGGCCGAACACCACTTGTGAGAGTCAACACCCTTCTTATTACACAAGCTATTGGAGGTATGTGGGCACAAGGTCCAACCAATCCCAGTGCCACACCGCGAAGCATACCGTCTATTGGCACATTTTTAGGCCGATTTACAAAAAATCCAAATTTTGCCAATACTTTACCAGGTTTGGGTCCCAACACCAAACCATCGGTAGTATTATAAACAATATTTGAACAAAATTCAACCTTTTGCCAACAAGGACGATACAACGCAATGGCATCAAATCCAAATTCGGCCATCGCAGTTTTAAAATCAATAGTGTCACCATCATGGGTCATTAAATTATCGTCACCTTGAACGACCATACTAATATGTTTTTTGGCTTCAACAACACTCAAGCCTCTAACACTGCAAAATATAAACATATGCAACAAACCGTTTAGTAACGAATTACCAACGGATGTATAAGGATCACCACTTTTACGCATACCTCTACGTTTATACTTTAT